ATTCTAAAGGATCTATATAAGTCTTTAATGTACCATCCTGTTTATAACAATTGTCAGTGAGGTTATTTAAAAATTTGAGAGGTATATCAGGAAGACTATTATCTAACAATTTATCTTGCTTTAACTTTGCAGTCCAATTGCAAGTATACTCTTCATCATCCTCAAACCCACTAAAGCCTCTGCAAATAAACCAACAATTTAAAATTGTCCAGTTTATATCCAATAGGCTAGGCCTAGATTTGATACGCTGCTTACCATCTTGAATAGTGATGGTATGGTAGTTGGTAAAATAGTTTAATTGAGGGTTCATGTACCTCCAACGTAACCCTTCAGGAGTTTGCTCTTCTCTCCACAGCCCTAAAATAAATTCCTCAAGTTCTTTAGTCCAATATTCAGAATAAGCTGTACTATGAGGGTGTAAAACAGGGTGGTTTTTAATAAAGGGAGTATTGTCATATATTTTTGGAAAAATATAAGAAGTATCTATAATCATTGTCTTGGAGGTCCAGGTTTTATATCTAAAATATTTTTTTGATTGCCTGATAGGTTAGTAAAGTTTTTTAAAAAATTATTCATTATAAAATCTGTATTTATAGGAATAATTTTAACTTCAATAGGAGGAGTTACAACGTGCTCAAAATCATCAAAATTTTTTAGAGTTTCTCTAATAATTTTTTTTGTTTCTTTTACGTTATTAATTCCATCTACTTCTATTATCTTATCTTCAAAATCAATTAAGATTATCATCAGTTGTTTGAGGTTCTTGCTTGGCTTTTTCTTCTATTTCTTTTTGCCAAGCAGCTTGTTGGGCTTTGTTATAAGTTTTCATAATACTTGAATACCAAAAATATCTTCCTTCTTTTAAAGAAAGTCTTTCTCCTGGCTTTGGTTGATTATAAATATTGGGTCTGTTTACTGGATACATATTTTTTAGTTTTATAATTTATTGTTTTTGTGTGTGTTATTTATTTTTTATTTGCCTTGCTTACTAATTTCTCAGTGAAAGATTCTTCTCTTCCTCCTCTAGCCCTAGTTTCAATGTTCTCATCTTGGTATTCTTTGTAAACTTTTCCAAAAGATTCCCAGATAAGCTTGGAGTCTTTCATCATCTTATCAAGGGCTTCAAAGGTATCTAAGCTATAAGAAAGGGTTTCTAGGAACTTATTCCTCTCCTCTATCTTATCCTGCCATACCTTCAACTCTCTTTGTATCTTTGTCATCACTACCTTTGGATAGGCATCTACCAAGTCTTCGTGATGGTCAAAATCAAAAGAATCTTCTTTTAAAAAGTATTTTTTAATGTCTTCTGCTCTCTCGTCTTTTCTAAGTCTAATCTTTGGAGACTTTATATCGCAAAAAAGATATATGGCCCACATTACTTCTGAAGTGTAGTCCTTGTTCTCTGAAGAATTATAAAAATTATCAAAAGGTTCTGTAAATTTAAATTCAGGATTCACTTCCCAAAATAAATTTCTATTAATCTCATAATCAAAATTCTGCATCAAATAATAGTCCATCGTCTGTGTTTTTATTATTATATAAATAGAGATTCTTTGTGTTTACCTTTTCTCCTGTTTCCTTATCTGTAAACTCTTTTACAATAATTTCTTCAGTTTCGTAATAGTTTCTCTTTATCTCTTCGCCTTCTCTTATTCTCCTAGTGGCTATTAAAGAATGCCCTTCCACTCTTACGTTGGGATCAAAGGAATGCTTGATGTATTTTACAATAGGATCTAATACATGGTAATTTACATCTAATTGTATTGTGTGTTGAGTAGGTGTTTTTGATTCTTCACAACATATAAATAGAACAGTCTCGCCAGTAAAGAATTCTTTTGTTGAATGTACTTGTTTTATTCTCTTATTTTTGATAATTTCAAAATGATTATTATGCTTATTCATGTATTATTCTATCTTTAAAAATTTCTAATAAATCATCATAGTATAGGATGACATCCTCTCCTTTCATTAATTTTTTCATTTGTTTAATAGGCAAGGGCAAGTTTTTTAAGCAATCCTTAAACCCTGTTTGTTTTTGGTTGTTTTCAAAATCTATTTTATTATAAATATGATTTTTATTTACATCTAATAGAGTTTCTATTCTAGGGAAATGAATTAAGCATCTAATGGTTTTATCCATTAAGCAAATAGGTGCCGTTGTTTTCAACAAAAGAAAGAACCCTGCACTAGAGCATTCCTCTATTGGAAAGAGGGTTATATCTCCATACTCTTCTATGGCTCTTGATAGAGGGTGTATGTAGCTTGTATATCCTCCAGGAGTATTTATAAATAAATTTACAGACTCAGAGTTGTTATTTAAGAATGAAATAGCTTCATTAACAATTGGCAACTCAAAAGGCCCTTCAAATATATAATTAACTCTTCTTTCTATGTTTGGTTCTTCTATGATTTCCATATTATGCTTCTATGTTTTTAGCTATCCTTAAAGATATTGCTGTAGCATTACCATGGACATAAATAAATTTATCTGAAGGAGTACTTAGTTGAATACTAAAATTTAACTCCTTGCTTTCTCCAGGCTCTATTATTGTACCTGTATTGATACCTGAAGGTGTTGTGCAACCACAACTTTTTGCTACACTTTGGCATACAAAGGTTTCATCCCCTGTATTTTTTACCATAACTGAGCCTGTAACTGTTTGATTTCTTTTACCAGTCACCACTATAATTTCTGGTTCAAATACCACTGTAGTGAGCTTTAAGTTTGGATTAATATTATCAGTCATTTTATTAAAATTTTATATTATTTTCTAATTTAAATCTCTCCCACTCTCCTTCTCCCATCATATCAGGGAAGCAAGGATTTTCCTTTCTCTTACATCCGTCTGTACCATAATACAGATCAGGGGTTTCACATCCACATTCTAGGCAACTGCCATTTAATGTGCAAGGTTTAGCCACTTCTGCTCTCCAGAGCACTTGTTCTTTTTCATATTCAGGCAAAAAACCTGCCTCTCTGACTTGAGCAGAGAGGTAGTTTTTTACATTTTTAAAATTAATCTTTGCAGGATTAGCTGCATTTGGATCAGCAAACATGTTAAAAATTATTTATAGACTTAGAATGTCCCAATTTTCTTTAAATTCTCCACCTTCCATTTTGTCATCACTTTCCATTTCTGTTTCATTCTCATCTTCTGATTCCATTTCTAGAGGATTTTTTTCAAAATACTTTTTAATACAAGAATATTCTCCTTCTCCATTGAAAGGATACTTATCCACTGTTAAAAGCCATCCATTGCTGATTTTTTCCAAAGTTTTTGTAACTTCTTCTTTATCAGTTCTTTTTTTCAAGATAAAAGTCTCATCTCCTTGGTTCATTTCTTTGGTCATAGAAACAATTTTCTTTTTAACGACCATCATTGGTAATGTTTTCATTTTTTTTATTTATAGGTTAATAATAGCTTAATATAATTTGTAAATCTTTGTATTAAAGATAACTTAGAAGGTTTCTTTTTAAGAAATGATGCAGAAGGAGCAGTACAATGAGTAGTGTCATAAACGATTGGAGTTTCATTTACAATGTTATTCTCAATCTTATTGCTTTCTAGCAAAATTTTTTCTTCTTTTCTAGTTATTCCAGGTGACTTCTTTCTAGGAGAAGCTGGTGTTTTTTTCTTATTGATATTTTTTTCCATGTTATATGATATGTTTTACAGTTACAAGATCTTCTGGGATTAAAAATGTAAGCTCTAGAGCTTCTTCTGTTTCTTCTAGCTTGTGGCAGAAGAATGCAAAAGGCATTAATCCTTGTAAATAAGAGCCAAATACAGGTCTAGCTTCTCCATTAGGATCTCCTCCTACAGGTGGCTTATAACTTACAATAGGTTTATCCACCATACTATCTCCAATAGAAATAATATCTCCTTCTTGGAAGGTTTTAGAACCGTTAGCCATTAATACTTTAAAGGCATTTTTAATTTCAGTGGTTTTATGCTGATCCATACCCACTAACTGAGAAGCCAATGCACTTTTTTTAGCGTAACATTGTACTAAAATGTGATTTTCTCTTTTGATTTCAAATCCAAAATTTGGAATTGGTTGATCTTTGAATTCTTTGATTGTCATAATGTGTTTTTTTTTGTGTGTTATAAAATAAAATACAAATATACGAAAATAATTTTTATTTTCTTATATTATTTTTTAATGATCTAATTGTGTTTATCATTTTTTGTGTCTTCTCTACATGCCTTAATTTAAAGAATAATCTAAGTCTTTTCTTTATCTTCATAATGCTTGGAGCTATTTTACCAAACTTAGGCAAATACATTTCTCTATCAGGAGACTTTGACATCTCCTTTGAAAGCGTTTTTACATAATCTTTATAAATTATTTCCACCATTTCTGGGGAAACATCTCCAAGATTATTAGAAACTTCTTCAAATATACTATTGGACATCTGAAAATAATATGATTACAATAAAGGAAAACAAAGCCACTATGATTAAAAAGTCTCTACATATTCTTTTAATAGTAAAATCTAAAGGAGTGTCTTCTTTTAGCTTAAAAAATATATTCAAAGCTCCCATAGTGAGCAAAAATGTTATTGTTAAAATTAATTTTGCAGCTAATATCATTATACTAATAGTAATTTTAAGCTATCGTCTAAGCTTATAGCTATGGTGAGGTTTTTATACTTCACTAATTCCTCATAGTATTCCATACCTAGCTCTCTTTTAAGTACCTCATAGGTGGAATTATCCATTATCATAAGCTTCCTGTAAGGGGAGTTCATTTCTTTTATTATTTGTATTATGCTCTTATTCATAAATAAAGTTTATATCAAGTTTAAATTCTTTATCTTTATACATTTTTTCAAGCCATTGTGGTATTTCATAATCCAATACTCTAGGTTTTGAAAATCTATCTGTAGGTTGTGAGATGGTTTTCTTTAGAATCTTATAAGGAATTATCCTATCATTTATATAGGCCCCAATATAAGAAGAAAACACTTGCATGTGCTTTGCAATCACTACATGCATTTGGTTCATATTCTTAAATTTATTTACATTATTTTCATGTAATTTAGGAAAATCTAATTTGTAATACAATACCCAGTATAAAACTTCAAGGGTTTTGTCGGAAAGTAAGATACCTCTGGTGGCCAGTAATACTCTGGCCCTTTCCATGAAGCATTCTTTCTTGTCTTTTTTTATATTTTGTTTATATACTCCCATTTTGTGTGTGTTTTATCTGTAACAATTATTTTAAAAATAAAGTTCCTTAAAATTTATATTTCTTTATAATATCCTTCACTTCATTCATAATTCTTATATTGACATCTAAGCCTAAATGACCTGGAGAAAGTTCTTTCATAAGCTGAATAGAATTTGTAATATCCTCTAGAGCGCACTCTCTTGCGTAGTGATGTATAAAATTTCTGCTCACACCCTGCTTTATAGTGGATATATATTTATCTATTAGTTCTTTTGCATATTCCTCAGACGTGAGGAGAGTAATATTAGGTAGCTTATTCATTCTCTATTGTTTCAAATTCTTCTTGTTCAATTAATTTCTTTATCTCAATATCATTTAACTCTGTGCAATCTTTTACAAGTTGCATAAACTCCTCTAAATCATCCTGGTGTATGGCAAATCTTTTGGCATCAAATACCCCATAAGGATTACAGGATTCGTCAAGATCTATTTCTTCCAGGGTGTATGCCATTGTTTTAGAAGGAATAGAATAGAATACCATCAGAATATGATAGAGTTCTTGTTCTTTCACCCATTTACTTGCAGGGATTATGCTTGGTTTATTCTTTTCGTCAATGCAGATAACTCTTACACTCATTATTATATTATTTTAAAATCGCAAATATACAAAAATTTTTTTAAATGTAAATATTTTTTTATAAAATAGAGGATAATGCGGCATAATGTGTATTATCAAACAAACTTTGTACGTCTTTTTTGATTATTTTTCCATTAAAAGACAAATAAGGATTGAATACCCAGTAGTTATGATGATTTTCAAACCTATCATACACTTGAAACTTACCTATCACCCCTAATTTAAATAATTTCTCAATTATGTTCTGTATTTTTCTCCTATCAACATTAAAAAACTCAGATAATTCCTTCATTGTACTCTCTGGTCTTAATGGTTCTAAACTATTTGTATAGGCATGGGCCATCATAGACATCTTATAAGCCACTTTAAACTCTGTATCAGTGGTTTGAGTCTCTAATAATTGCCAAGCCTTTGTAAAAAACCTAGAATAACTCTCCTTACTTATGAAAAAATTCATAGAAGGGTCCTTGGGTTGCTTTTTTTCCTTATCCTTAGCGGAAACTTCCCTTACTTCACCAGTCTCTAAGTCTATCTTAGCAGCTCTTTCGTGGTGTTTTAACTTAATTACCTTTTCATACATAATCTTTGTTAATATTTATCTACTAACAGATACGATAGCTTGAGGAAATTCTTTACAAGCAGACAAATACTCCTCTATAAAAGGAA